TACTAATATAAAATCACAACAAGCTTTAGGACAAAATTTATCAGCAGAAAATAAACACGCACTTACTACTTTAAATTTATTAAAAGATAGATTAGAACAAAATATGGCTGGAGTAGCTGATGATGCATTAGCAAAATTACAAATTGCAAAAGACGCAAATACAGCCTTGATAGATGATGTTACTTTAAATAAACAAGCTTTGCAGTTTATGGGGCAATCAAACGCATTTAAAAGAGTTTCTGAATCTTTAAGAAAAGATGGTGATGAACAATTATTTACTATTCCGGGTGTTAAATTACCTCAAGGTAGCACGACTACTACACAACAAACATTATTAAGAGATTTTTTTGATTCTCCAGTTGTAGCAAAACAACAACAATTAAAAAATTTAATTGGTGATACAGAATATAAAGGGTTGGTTAACGCACAAATAGATGATGTTTTAGAAAGAGAATTATTTTTACCATTAAATGCAGGTAAAGATATAACAAAATTAGGACAAAATTTAAGTAAAGAATTACAAAATCCAGTAATGAAAGCTAGGATTGTTGAAGCTTACGGGAAAGAATTAGGAACTAAAATTATTAACAATATTGATAGTTTCAGAAAAGTTACTCCTTTTTTATTGGCAGAACCTAATTTAAATAATTTTGTATTAAGAAATGCAATTTTATCTAAAGGTAGCATAGGAATAGGCAGCGTTGGTATTTTAGGTTATTCTTTTGGTGGACCGGTAGGTTCTTTAGCTTCTTTAGGTATTATGTATGGGTTTAGCAAATTATTATCTAAACCTTATGGACAAAAATTATTGACACAAGCAAATTTAGAAACAGCGTCTGGTAGAGAAGCTGCTATCAGAGTCCGTGATGAAATTATGAAAGAATCTAGGGTTGCTGATAAATTTAATAGAACTAGAGAAAGAGCATTACAACTTACAAACCCGGAAGCTTTTAAAAAATATGTCGAATTATTAAGACAAACAGGAATAGAATATGGTGGTTCTGTTATCGGTACGTTGCCAACATCGACTGCGAATGAGGGATTTTATAGATGATACCAATGGAATTATTATCAATGTTAGCGTCTACTGTACTAGGTGGCATTATGTCTATCATGGCTCAAAAAGGACAAGCTGAACAAGAAAGACAAAAGATGTTAATGCAACGAGCAGGATTTGCAGCTAAACAAACTGACAAAGCTCGTAATGTTTCTGACCCACACACTAAACATACAAGAAGATGGATAGCATTGATGTGTGTATTTAGCATTATTGTTGTGCCAATAGTTGCACCGATATTTACTGATGTAAACATTGCATATCAGATAGTTACTGAAGCTAGTAGTGGTTGGTGGATATTTGGCGAAACCTACGAAACATCATACTTTGAAGAGGGCAACACTATTTATATAACTAACTTACAATCACACACAATATTTTCAATTATTGGATTATATTTTGGTGGTTCATTAACGAGGAAATAATGGTAGCAAAAAAATATCAAAGCAAAACAGGTGGACTCAATGAAGCAGGTAGAAAATATTTTAAACGAACACAAGGCTCTAATCTTAAAAGACCTGTTACTGGTAAAGTAAAACCCGGTTCTAAAGCAGCTAAAAGAAGAGCAAGTTTTTGTGCAAGAATGTCAGGAGTAAAAGGTCCTATGAAAGATTCTAAAGGGAGACCAACTCGTAAAGCGTTGGCATTAAGAAAATGGAAATGCCGAACATAAAAACATGCTGTTATGTAATAATTACAATAATTTTATTGTTAGGAATTGAAAATGCAATTTCTGATGTTACATCTAGTGGTTCTACAACATTAGAACAAACTAATACAAGTGGCACTAACACAAGTATAAGTGGTGGATATAGCTCAGAAACAACTTATCAATCAGGCAGTAGTTCTAATACAACTAATACGACTAATAACAGCAGTAATACTAAAACAGCCGTAAACCCCTCTAATGCCCCTGCTATGAGCGTTTATGGTCAAGATAGCTGTGTTATACCACTTGCAGCAGGAATTACTGTTATTGGCTTCTCAGGCACTTATGGAAGCTATTATACAGACCCAGCTTGTGAATTGCGAAAGAAAAGCAAATTATTAAATAAACTTGGTATGAAAGTTGCAGCAATAAGTTTGATGTGCCAAGACGATTCTGTTTTTGATGCTATGATGAACGCAGGAACACCATGTCCTATTGACGGGTTAATTGGCGAACAAGCAAAAGAAAGATGGTTAGAAAAAAGAAAAGAAGATTTATCTAACAAAACTAGCAAAAGGTCTATGACATGGAACGATTAATATTTTTATTATTGTTCCCTTTGGCTTTATTTGCAGAAGAATTAACAACTAATAATCTTATTACTAACGGCACATTTGACAACGGCACAACAGGCTGGACTTTATCAGGTAATGCAGTAAGATTAAATGATTGTTGTCCGGGTGGATATGACCTAGAGTTTGGAGATAATGGCAATATTGAGCAGCTATTTCCTCTCACTTCGCAAACTATCACGCAACCAATGCTTGATAACGGCATTACTCTAAACTCTAGTGTTGAAGTACAGAATGGCGAATGTGGTGTAGCACAATGCTGGGGTGGACAAGGTGCTGCTGATACCTTTGTTATTCGTCTTAAAATTTTAGATGTTAACAATTCAACACTCGCAGAAATTACGCAATCAAGGACAAATATTACGGGCATAAATGGAAAAGTTTTTGAAGATACTCTTACATATACGGGTATTGGTTCTAATTTTGGAAATATTTTTATTAGTGGTTCTGATGCAAATGCCCCTGCTAATCTTGGTGGACCAAATGTAGATAATATTGTAGTTACAATGACTTATAACGATACAGTTTTAACAGCTACACAAACAGAAGAATTACAAGAAATCCAAGAAGTTATATCTTTTATTGAAACAGAACCAATAGAATTTGAAGAATTATTTGAAGAAGTTGCTATTCAAGAATTTGTAGAAGAAGAATTTAGTTTTGAAATTTTTACAGAAATGATAGAATTAAATGAGGAAGAAAAATTTGTTGAGGAATCAATAGTATTAGAAATCTATGAAGAACCAGAGACCGAGCAAGAAGTCGCAACAGAAATCGAAAGTGAAGAAATTGTCGTTGCAGAGGAGCAAACAGGAACTGAAGAAGTATCTTCAAGAGAAGAGAGCAGTATTACTGAAGAAGAATCCACACCTGTCAGCAGCAGCGAAAGAGTTGAAGAAGAATCTCAAACCGAAACAAGAGAAAGTAACACATCTACCGAAACTACAGAACAAACCATTGTGGAAGAAGATGTTAGAGTGGATTCAGTCCAAAATATTTCAGAACAAGTAGCAAAGACTACATTAGATATAGACCAAAAATTAATACTAACACAGAATTTAATAGCTAAAGTTATGGAAAATAACAATTTAATTACTGGCTACACAAAAATAAATACAGATATATTTAAGCAACCTAATTTGGTAAATATTAATATTGATTCTTATATTAATAACACATATACAGACAATAGAGATATTTACCCAAATCAATACTACGAGGACAGACTATGGACATCAAGACAATAACAGGAGCAATCGGTGCAATTATTGCTATTGCTTCATTGTTTGTATTTCAAGGGCAACTTATACAAAGGGTAGAGGTGCTTGAATCTAAAATGGTAGACCAAAAAGAAATTACAGCAATTAAAAAAGATATTGAGTCACTTCAAAGGAAAAACAAAAATCCTTTATCGCAATGATGTTTGAAGTCTTAATAGTGTCGATGTTATTGGCATTATTCGTTGTTTATTATCCTGAATTTTTTTCTTGGTTTTTTATGCGAATAAAAACTAAGTATTTAAAACCTGAAGTTAGTATCTTTGAGTTATTAATAATAGGAGTGATTGTATACCTTTTGGTATTGGTTTACTCAGGAGAATGATATGTATGCGAGAGCAGTTCCCTTTTCAGATTTGGAAATGGAATTTATTCATGCAATATTATCAATAGACCCCGAAGCAAAGTTCTCTATAAAATCAAAACTTGAAAATCGTCAAGATTTCTTGTATGGTGGAATAGAGTGGAAAGATGGTTACGAACCAATTTCTTATGAACAAGTTTTGGAAAAGATAATTGAAGAAAGACAAAACGGATATAATAAACAGACCTAAACACTATACAATAGGTATTGAAACTATTGATTATATACGTTCTTGGAATATGGATTATGTTCGTGGGAACATTATAAAATATGTTACACGTTTTCCATATAAAGGTACTGCTTTGTCTGATTTAAAAAAGGCAAGATGGTATCTCGATTATCTTATAAAAGAAGAGGAGTCCAAATGAGCATACACGAATCCGGTGGGAACTTTAAAAATTTAGTAGATAACACATATGATGAAGATGGCAATTTGCTATCTTGTCCTAGATGTGGGTGTACCCACTTAATTAAAAAAGGTAAAGATACAAAAACACAAGGTCAGCCAAGAAGATACCAATGCAAAGACTGTGGGTTTAAAACAGCAAGACCTAAAAGAACTTCTAATTTTATATTAGAAAATCAATTTATTGATACAGAAATACCTACTGAAGAACTTGTTCAGCAACGAATTGATGTTTTTAATAGAAAAGAAAGACGAGAAAACAACGAAGAATTTTTAAACATAAGAATAAATGACGATAAACCTATAGGTCTGTATATTTGTGGAGACCCACATATAGACGATGATGGCTGTGATATGCCTAGTTTAATAAAACACATGGATATAACAAACGAAACAAAT